AAAGATATAAGTTCTCCAATTAATCCAATTCCTTTACCTGTAAATGTTAATAATGCAGGAAGAAAAGGAACATTACCAAGTGTTACAACAACTTTTAATTTACCATCTTTTTAATATTATTTTTTAATTATTTATAATTAAATTAAATTATAAATTTAAAACAAAAAACTATTTAATATCTTAACATCTGTAAGGAGTGTTATTTTCAGAAGTTTCACTTTCATAAACAAAAAGAGTTCCATACTTAGTAGCTTGAGATTTAAAATCTGAAGTATTAATAGCAGTAATAGGGGAAATCTTATCATAGTTATCAACAGCGGCAGTGTCACATTTACCATCAATCGGAGAGTAGTAATAACCACAAGTTTCACCCTTAGGAAGAACCATAGCACTTGTTCCAACAATAACTTCTTTTCCATTTTCACCAAATAATTCATTATAAAGAGTTTCAATTACAACAACAGATCTAAGGTTTAATGTTTGTCCTCTATCAAGAATAACAGAAGGGCAATAGCTAATTTCATGATTATTAACTCTTTCTAAAGTAGTAGTAGTAATTGGTAATTCTTTAGGAACCATGGAACCATAAGCATATGAAGATGAACTAGTAAGACCATGATGTCTTCTGGGAACATAGAAGACAAGAACACCATTACAATGAATAACAGTTTGTCTCTTAACAACCATATGCTTTCCTTTCATGTAAATATTATTTCTTCCTTTAACAGCAGTTCCAAAGTCAATCATTTTACCAGATGATCCAGGTGTAGGTGTGGCATCATGACCTTCAGGAGTCATTCTGCAAGTCATAATAGGAATAGTAGTTTCAACACCAACACTTAATTCAGCCATATGAGAAGTAGAAAAACCAAGGTTCAAAACAGGTTGAGCGGGTTCAGTCATAATATGAATAGGTCTGTATGAGAAAACACCAAACAATTTTCTAACCATGTGACCAACATCCTTAACAAATGAAAAGTCAGGAGAATCAAAGATGACATTCTTACAAGAGTCTAACTTATGCATTAAATTAGAAGTTTCATTGCAGTAATATCTACCTTGTCTTAAGGAAAGAACACAATTCCAAAGAGCTGTTTGGACATCACATCTCTTGGAAATATCCTTGTATGGAGCAATTTCAGTAGTGCATTGAGTTTCAGAAGGGTCTTTGCATAAATCTTCAAACAAATCAACTTCGGGTTGAGTTTGGAAAGTTCTACCTTCCTTTCTAGTAACAATCATTTTAGCAATAGAAGTTAAAAGCATTCTTCTTTCTAAACTATCAAATTTAGGAATGAAGAGAGCAAATAACAAGGGGTCAATGTATGAATAAACATCATTAACTTGGTATCTATCAACAGTTCCATTCAAAGCACACAATTCAGTATCATCATAAACTAATGATTGTAATTGAACTCTTTGAGCGAGTTGAGCATTTTCATGATGACACTTAACAATTCTATTAACATGTTCCATTTCATTACCATTAAATTTCATTTCACCAGTCATATAAGCAGCATGTTGGGGTCTGTATCCAAGAGCCTTACTCAAAGGAGTGAAAGGCATAAGAGAACGGATGTCTTTATCGTGTAAAGTCATTTTCTTTTCATCTCTAATGTATTTTAAAATAACTTTTCTTTCTTCATCACCAAAATCATACTTCTTTTGATAAGCAGAAACTTTAGCATCATATTCTCTTGGTTCAAGGTTGGGGTATTTGTCAAAAAGTTTTTCCTTAATTTTAAGAGCTCTCTTAATAATTCTCTTATATTCATCCATATATTTTTCGTAAATAGCATCAACAATGTCACTGTCATTGTATTTATTTCTCAAACTTTCAAACTCTTTATAAAGAGACATTTTGTCGTCTTTTTCCATTTTAAGCAATTTCATTACTTCCGAATTAATTTTATCTTTTTGTTCAGACATTATATATATTATTTATATATTTTTTTTATAAAAAATAATTTATTCAAAAATATCATTTAAATATATTAATTCTTCTATAGATTTATTATTATAGTAATAATTATTTTGTATATCATTTTTATTTTTTTTTTTATTTAATTTTTTTTTAATTGTTGTTTTATTTAAATCATTTGGATAATCAATTTTTTCGTTTTTATTATTATAATTGGTTGATATATAATATGATGGAACCACACAACTAACTAATGAATGTAATATATTTAAATCATAATTATGTTCTGATTGAATATAATTTTCAATTAAATCACCAAATTGAAAATTACTTATAATATTATTATAATTATCATTATCACAGAATTTATAATAATTTTCATATAAAGTTAAAGGTAATATCATTTTATGTATTTTAAATAGTTTTATACAATGATTAATATTAAATTTATTTTTAATAATATGTGATACAATTCCAAATAAATCATTATTAAAATCTTTATTTTTTAAAATTGAAAAAATATAATTGATTTTATCTTCGTCAATATTTTCATTATTATATATTTTTTTAAGTATTTCAAGATTAAATAATATTTTTCTTATATCAAATTTAGAATTTTTAATTATTTTATCGTATATTTTATTATTATCAATATTAATATCTTCTTCAAAGCAAATATTTTTAATATGTAATTTAAGTTTATCTATTTGTAATTCATTTATTTTTATTAAATTTACATTTTTTTTTAAATTTGATAAATTTGTATTATGATTATCATTTGATATAATAATAATTGGAACTAATCTTCTAAAATTATTTTGTTTAATTAAATCAAATATATCTTTTTTATCATTATTTGATATAATTTTTTCATAACTATCAATAACAACTATTTTTTTATTATTATCTTCTTCAAAAAAATTATCTGGTTTTATAATTTTATTTAAAAATTTAATATCAATATTTTCATTAATATTTTCAGTTATATTAATAATATTTATATTTAAATGCTTACAAATTAAATTTGTTATTAAAGTTTTACCAAAACCGTGATTACCTGTTATTAAAAGTGTAGATTTTCTTTTACTTAATTCTAATTCATAATTTGTTGCATCTACAATTTTCTTTTTTCTTCCTTTTGTTGTTTCTTTTAATAGTTTATGTTTAATTAAAAAATCAGTTGTATCATAAAATGATGTAATCCATTCAATCATATCATTTATAACCGTTTTATTACCAATAATATCATCTATTGATTTTGGCTTATATTTATCTTCAATTTTCATTAAATAATTATTAATTAATTATTTTTAAATAAAAAAAATTCAATTTTTAATTAATTATTTACAATTTTTAATTTTTCTCTTATTGTTTGTATTTCTCTATCTAATTCATTTTTAATAGTAAAATAATAATCAGGATAATTATCTGTATGCACTTTTATAATTTTCCATATAGAATTATTATCATTTTTATAATAAACACTCATTCCAACCTCTAATTTTCTATAAGTGCATATTTTTGTATCTTTTCCTAATTCTGTTTTTTCATTTAATATTCTTTTTTTTGTTTCAATAAAATTATTTGGAATTTCTGGAAAAAATACATCACATTGATAAATATCATTTATTACTGTTATAACCATTGAATTTATCAAATTCAATTCAATAAATTTTTTATATATTATACCACCACCAATCACCCACACTTCATCATAATCTTTATTTTTTAAATAATTCATTAATTCATTAATATTACTAAATGATTTTATTAAATTATTATCTTGTTTTTTATTAATAATTAATGATGTTGATAATACTAAATTATCACGATTTTTTAAAAATTTTACACTATTAAATGTATTTTTACCCATAATAACACAATTATTACCATTTCCAACAGTTATTTCCTTAAATCTTTTTAAATCACCTTTTAATTTCCAAGGTAATTTATTATCATATCCAATTCCATTTTTATTATCTAAAGCTACAATTGCTCCAATAAACATTAAATTATATAATATTGTTATTACCATTTATTTAAATTAATAACTTTATGATTTTCAATTACTTCATCAATATCTATAATACTCTCATCATTTAATTTATATTTATTATTAAGTAAATAAGAACTATCTTGAATATTATTATTTATAACAAAATTTAGATTTGGATACATATATAATTGAATATTATAAGGTATTAAATTTTTTTCTGTTAAATGAATACCCTTGCAACAATATTTATTAATAACTATATTTTTACATTTACCTGTAATTAAATCATCCTTACATATTAATAAACTATCACAACAAGACCCATTTTTACAATTATAACCACCATTACAAATATTTGCATAACATTTATTACATTTAACTGTAAAAACTAATAATTCTTTATAAAATTCATCATCTAAACATATATTAAAATAAGCTAAATTATTATCATTTAAAATCATATTCATAATTTTTTGTTTATTTTCATTTATAATTTGTTCTTTTAAATTATGTGCAAATAAACATTTATCACTATAAGAGCATTTTTTTTTATTTAAAATATTATAACATAATATTTTTTTATAATTTTCAGTCATAATATATTTTATAATTATTATTATAAGTAATTAACATTATGGAAAACATTAATTTTACATTTTTTAAAAATATTCAAGAAGGAGGTTATTTTAACACAGAAACCAACAAAATTAAAACAAAAAAATATAAAATTATAAATAATAAAAAAAAATAATTATATTAAGTATAGATTTATTTTTGATTAAATAAAAATTATATACATAATAATATAATATGACTAATTATCAAGAAACTTTTTTTTGTATTATTTTAATTATAATCATTATTTGGCTTTTAAGAAAAAGAATTTGTAATTACGTATCACCAAAAGAAGGATTTCAAAACACCGGAAATTTTGTAATGACCAATAAAAATGGTATTGCTAATGCCATGGAATTTGGTGAATCATCTCCAGGACAACTTTTAACAACACCATTACCAAACACTTCACCATCTTCCAATAATACTGGTTATTCTATGAATTCAAATACTGATACTTACACTAAAGATGGTTATAAATGGACTAAAGAAGACACTAATGATTTTGATATTAATACAGAACAAAATAAACTTTCTAACGAGCAATTAAGAAATCAATTTCAAAATATGTATATGCTTGACCCCAGTGGCGATTTGGCTAAATATGATATTTCTAATATGCCTGTGTCTAAATATTGTTGTCCTGCGGTTTATAGAAACCCAAGTGGTGGTGAAGATGATATGGATCCAGAAAAGGCTTGTGAATATGCCAATAAATTTGTTGCAAATAGTTATAGTGGTATGAATTTTAAGGATGGATTAGGTTGTGTCTGTATGACACCTCAAGATGCTTCATTTTATTCCGCAAGAGGTGGTAATACTACAATTGCTTAAATAAAAATTAATAATATTAATATTTTCTAAAATTTGAAAAATAATTTTTTAAAATAATTATATTTTTTTTTGATGAAGAATTATTTTTTTATAATTTATTATTAAATTATTTAATAATATTTATTAATGATATTATATAAACATCATTTCTTGTTAATTTATATAATAACACAATTAAAATAAATATAAAAATTTTGTTATATTAATATTATTATTTATAATATTTTTATAATTAAAATTTAAAATATTATATCATCTTGAATAATATAATTTAAAATACATTTTTATGGTATGTAATATAATATGAATAAAAAATACATAAATGAAATTTTGTTAATAAATAATAATGAAAAAATTGAGGGTGAGACAATATATTTTAAATTAAAATTTTTAAAATATAATTTTTCATATTTAATAAAAAGAATAGAAACATTTTTTGATAATAATAAAAATAAAAAATTAAAAATTAGTAATGACCCGTGTGATTATATAGAAAAAAAATTGGAAATGAATAATTGTATTAATATATATATTAATACAATTAAATTTATTAAAAATAGTTATAAAAATAATAATAATTTTGTGGAATTTGATAATTGGTCTCATAATCATTTTTATTTTTCATCAAAATATTATTTTTTATTTAGATTATATGAGTTAAATGATTTAAAAATGAATAATTATGAATTAAAAAATAAAAAATTCACAAATATTAAATATAATAAATCATTTTTACTAAACAAGTATAAAAAAAAAATAAATAAATTATTAACATTTGGAAATTACAATGTTATAAATTATATACAACTATTAAAATCATTTAATTTATTAGACAAAACAAAAATTAATAATAATATATTAAATGAATTATTAAATAATATTGACCATAATAATAATTTATTTAATAACAATAATATACGAAATGTATATTTTATATTAAAATTTTTAGTAAAACAAAAAATGATATGTTTTAATAAAGTTAAAAATAAATTATCTAATAAAATATATACAAAATATTCATTAATAAATAATTATTATCTAAAAAAATTATTTAAATATTTTAATATTGATTTTGTAAATATGTTTAAGTTAAAAATTTAATATTTTAATAAATATTATTTTTATGTATTCTGAATTAGAATATAATAATTTGCACAAATATTTTAATGAAATTTGTTTATTAAATTTTAATGAAAAAATAAATAATAATATAATATCGAATAATAATAATTTTATTGATTTATATATTGAATATATTAAATTACTTAATTATCCATTGTTTAGACTGTTAAAAATAAATAAAGTTGTTGATATTATTATTAAAAATGAAGATATAAATTTTATAAATATTTTAAATAATTATTTGTCAAACATTAATATTTTTAATATTATAAAATCTAATTTATTACAATCCAATAGTGATTTAAACTATTATAAATTATTAAAAAAAATATTAGTTAATAATAAAAATATAAAATTTAATTTAAACTATTATATACAGTTTTTAAATAATATTTTTGAACTAACATATTATGAAAAATTTTGTAAAAATATATATTTTATATTACTTTTCTTTTTTAATTTTAAAAAATTAAATAATTTTATAAAAAAAAAACTAAATTTAAATATAATAAATAAAAGGCATAATAATTACTATTCATTAAAAATTTATAAAATGGCGGAAAAATATTTAAAATAATTTAACTATTTATTAATATTAAATAGTAATGAATTTTTTATATTTAAATGAAACAAAAAATGATTTGATTAATTATTTTATCTCAATTATATCTCCAGAATTATGTAATAGTGTTTTAGAAGTTCATACACATTCAATTAATATGTTTAATAATTTAAAAATGAATTTCATTTCAAATAAAAAAGATGCAAAAATCATTAAAATGTTTAAATTACAAAATATTAATATTAATAACTTATTTGATGATGAAAAAGATAGATTATTTAATAAATTAAAATTAGATATTTTCAGAATGTATATTGAAAAAATATATAGATGGAATAATAAACAAATTTCTGAGGAATATAACAGAATAAAACTTGAAACCAAAACAAGTGATTATTTTGATAATTTAATTAGAGCTTGTTTTAAAAGTTATTTATTGTTTATTTCTTATGATCCAAACACAGATGAAAGCTTTTTAGATGATAAATATTTTAATAATGACTTTTATAAAAAAATGGATATTATGGTTTTTATTCACACTTGTTTTTTAGAAACATTTTATTTTTGTGAGAATAATTATGATTATTTCTTAAAAAAATTAAAAAGAAATGAAATAAATGATATTATTAAAATTTGTATTATGAATTCCATTAAAAAAACAATACCTGACTATAATGATATTATCAAAGATTATCTAAAACTAAATGTTAAAATAGTTAAACAAGACGAAGTTAATAAAATTAAAATATTAGTTAAAGAAGTTATTGAAGAAAATAATATTAAACAAAAATCACAAAATACTATTGGTGGTAATAATTTATCTTTTATTAATTCTAATACGCATCAAAATATTAATATACTTAATAATCATGAAACAGACAATGAAAGTAATAATCAAGAAGAAACTGAAAAAGAGACAGAAGAAGTAATAGAAAAAATAAATAATGAAGAAGTAATAGAAAGTGTGAATAAAGTAGAAGTAAATAAAAATAATAATGAAGAAAAAGAAAATATATTGGTAGAAGATAGTAATAATAAAAATATAAATGAATATGCTGATGAAGATGTTATTTTTAATAATAGTATAGATGATATTAAAACGGTTTCAAATTTAGAATCAAATTATATAAAATCAACAAGAGCATCAGAAGATAAAAATATATCTGAGTATTTTGAAAAAATGGTAAAATAAAAAATATTTATAGTATAATTATATATAAATGAATAACTTGTTAGTATGGGCAAAAGAAAATTTATTAGTTTCAGCATTAATAATTTTTGTGGTTATATATGTGTCATTTCATTTTAATAAATTAATGAGTAATGATTGTTTTTACGGTGATTATAGGAAAACATTATTATGGACCACTATAGTTTTATTAATTATGTTATGTTATTTTTCAATGAGTGATAATGGATTAATGATGAATAATAAAAGATATAGAGTTGTAAATAATAATAGTTTAGATGATATTTTTATGAGGTAATAATTTTTGTAATTTTTTTTGATATATAAATTTATAAGATAATTATAAATTTAATGAGTGAAATTAAATATGTGATTGTTAATGGAAAAAAATTAGCTATATATAAATTTTCATTAGAAATGATGGCATCACATCCAGCTATAATTTTAATAGCAAAAAGAAGAAGTGGAAAATCATGGGTTTGTAGAGATATATTAAGACATTATAAAAGTAAAATTCCAGTAGGAATTGTTATATCAAAGTCAGAAAAATTACAAGAACCTTTTTATTCAGAATTTTTTCCTGATTCTTTTATATATTATAAATTTGAAAGTAGAATATTAGAAAAATTATTTTCAAGACAAGAAAAAATGATAGAAAAATATAATAATAACAAAAAGCATGGTGTAATAATTAATCCAAGTGCATTTTTATTAATGGATGATTGTTTATCTGATAAGGGTGAATGGTCTAAAGATCCATTAATGTATGAATTAATGTATAATGGAAGACATTATAAAATATTATTTATGTTGACGATGCAAACACCATTGGGTATTCAACCGGATTTAAGAAGTAATTTTGATTATTTCTTTTTATTGGCAACAGATATTGAAAATCATATGAAAAAATTATATGATAATTATGCTGGTATGTTTAAAAATGTAAAAGAATTTAGAACTGTTTTTAAACAATTAACCGTAAATCATCAATCAATGGTTATTGCTAATGTAGCTGCGGATAAACCATTCAAAGAAAAAGTTTTTTGGTTTAAAGCTTCAGATACAAAAGTTGGTATGATTGGGTGTGATCAATTAAAAATTTATCATTCTAGTAATTATGATAAAGAATGGAGAAAAAAATCTTCTATATGTACAATGAATTAAATATTATTATAACAAATATTATTACATTTGAGATATAAAATATTTATTCATATTTTCTTTTCGTCTTATAGCATCCGCATCAGTTGAATCAATCCAAGTAGATGGTTGTGAAAACATTGTTTTAAAAATTTCTGATATATATACTGGTGATTCCATTTCTTCCTCTAATGTTCTTGGTATATATCTATATACAACTTTTTGTTCTACATTTGATACAGCTTTCATTGTTATAAAATATACAACTAATAATACTATACCTATCATTAAAAATATTAATGAAAAACCTTTTAATAAATACATAATTATATAATTATTAACAATAAAAAAAAATTAATTATTTAATTTCTCATACAACTCTTTCATTCTATTAAATTTACTTTCCATTTCTTCCATACTAATATTTTGATTATTTTTTACTCTATGTTCTAATTGTTCTCTCGTTTTCTTAATTTCATCCAACTTTTTATTAATATCCATTTCAGTATTAAAATTATTACTATCTAATGTAATTTCATCTTCATTATTAGTTTTCTCAACAGTTCTTTTATCATCCACTTTAATCTCATTATTCTTCAAATGCTTATATTCATCAGTTACTACATTAGCCTCCTTCAAATACTTATCCTTTCTCTCCTTTTCTTCTAATGCTGTTTGCTCTAAAGAATCCAAATATAATTTCATAAAATCATTTAATTTTTGAGTTCTAATAATTGGTAATTGAGGGTCAGGATTAGAATTATTAACTAAATTAACATCAAAAGCACACCAATTACCTGTCTGCATAATAAAAATCATTGGATATTTTTTTCTTTGACTATAAGCATATGTTTGAGCATCTTTCACCTTATCAAAAAACCCATGGACTATATGCCCCGCAATTTTCTTATTTTTAAATTTATCTGGAATATTAGGAATCATTTCAGGAGTATAAAAACTTACACAAGCAAATCTTGCTTCATTAATACTCCACACAAATGTTTGCTCCTTCTGTGAAAAATAATTCTCATCAATATCTAAATTATTTTCAATTGGATTTTGATTTAAAATCTCAGAAAAATCTAATTCATCCTTATTATCCTTATATGTTTTACAAATTTCCTGCTTATATTGTCTATTATTAATTTCATTTTGCTCCTCCTCCTTATACACAATTTTACTATTTCTTTCAGTATCAGCAATATCAACATCAAATTCAATTAACTCACCTATTTTATCCCCAAAAACTTCATAATTTTTAACAATATTTCTAACCTTGTCTGAATGTTCTTCCTGATCTTTTTCATCTTCATAAACTCCGTGTAATTTAAAACCATAAATATCTTGATCTCTAACACTATCTCTTTTAGACATAGGAAAACAATTAGGAGCTAACATAGAACAAGTATAAAATCTTTGATATTTAACATTTTTAACAAATGGTTTATTAATATCAAGGTATTCGGCTTTTAATTCTTCATTCATTTTAATAATTATTATTAAATATTTTATCTTTAAGTATATTTATAAATTTTTAATAAAAATACAATTTGGATAATAAGAATCTAATATGTAGTATAATATTGACACAAAAGAACAGACTGATAATATTAATGAATTTTCATTAATTTTTTTATTATTATAGTAAGGTAAAATAATTATTAAAAATATATAAAGTGTTATGATAAATAAAATAAATTTTAATAAGTTGTTTATATTGATATATGTATCGTTAAATTTCATAATATAATTTTATAAAAAAAATTATATATATATATAAAAATTATAAACTTGGATAATAATCCCATTTAATTTCCTCACATATTTTTTTCCAAGTAATATCTTGTTCTCTTAAATTTTTTCTTTTTAATAATATTAATTGTTTTGTGTATTTTGAATATCTTTTGTATTTATCTAAATCTTTATTTTTCTTAGCATCATATTTTAATTTTTCACAAAATTTATATAAAATATACGAATACGATAAAAAGTTTTTCCTCTTTTTTGGCTTATGTTTATAAAAAGGTTCTTCAATTATTTTAAACATATCTTTTAACATTATTTCTTCATTTTTACTAAAAGATGGCGGATACACACCAGTTATTTTTGCTCTTATAAAAGATAAATTTTTATAATAAATATTATATTTTAATTTTTTTAATATTTTTTTAATTTTAACATCACTAATTGTTTTAATTTCTTCCTCAGTATATTTATATTTATTTATTTCATTTTGTATATTTTCAATAATCTCAATTGGTATATTTGTAGTTTCTCTTGCTTGAAAATGTGTCAACCAATCTGAAAAATGATTTTTTTTTTCATATGGTAATTTAGGTTTTTTTATTCTACTTTCATCATAATTACTATCATCAACTTCAGGTTTGAATTTATCTATTTCATTACAAATATTACATACATAAATTCCAGAATTTGAAATGCTTAAATCATTTGAACCACAATTAATACAAATATCTCCAATTTTTTTGCTTTTATTATTTAATATAAATTTATAATCATCAAATAAAGATGATTTGCTAACTTTTTTTTCATTAGATTTATCACTTGAATTTTCTGAACTATTATCTATAAAATTAAAAATATTTTTTGAATAAGAAATATTTTCAGTTTTTTTTTTTTTTTTTTTTTTTTTGTTTATTTTTTTTATTTTTTTTTGAAATATTATTTAATATATCCAATTTATCAACACATTTTTTTAAAACTATTTTTTCAATACTACTATTTTCATCTAAAATATCTGGAACATTATCATTAAATTTATCATCTAAACTATAATAATCAGTTAAAATATCATTTATTTTAAAATAATAATCTAATTCACTATAATTATTATTTTCATTATTATATTTAATAATTTCTATTTCATCAAGAATTTTAATTCTGTCTTCTAAATAATTTTCATTTTTAATATTATTTTTATCGTGATTTTCTAATTTTTTTTTTAATTTATTAATATTATTTAATTTTTTTTCATATGTGTTTCTTTTTTTAGATATATTATTAATAAAATTTGTATGTGAATCATCTAGTGAGGTTATTTCAGTTTTATATTTATTTTTTGTATCTTTTGTTTTGAAATTTGACATTAATTAAATATACAAATATTTTATTAAGTTTTTTACTCTTTGTAATAAAACTTATAACAAAATTTATTTTGAGACGATAATAAAATAATTATTTCAAATTTTATATGTAATAACAAATATTCTTAATTAAAATAAATTTATTTATTTGTTTAAATTAAATAAAAATATTTATAAATAAATTAAATTAAAATATTTATAAATGAATTTAAAAATTCTTATTAAAATTTTAAGATAAATATAAAAAATCTATAATATATTTATTTTTTAAAAAATTATTTTCTCATTCTAAATTATATAACTAATGTCTGGTGGTTTAATGCAATTAGTAGCTTATGGTGCTCAAGATACTTATTTGAGTGGAAATCCTGAAATTACCTTTTTCAAGGTCGTATATAGAAGACATACTAACTTTGCCATTGAAACTGTCAATTTGACTTTTAATGGTAATGCTGATTTTGGAAAGGAAGCTAATGTCCTTATTACCAGAAATGGTGATTTGGTTACTAGAATGTATTTAAGAGTTCAATTAAATAGACTTCTTATGAACCAACTTACAGGTGTTTCATCCTTAGATAGAGAAGCTTACTTGTTTGCTTATGTTAGAGAAGTTGGTAATTTCTTAATTGATTCAATTAGATTTGAAATTGGAGGAACTCAAATTGACAAACAATGGGGTCATTGGATGAGTACATGGCATGATCTTACTAAGGATGTTAATAACAACAATGCTTACCGTGCTTTAGTTGGTGATGTTGATGAATTAACTGCTTTGAGATCTCCTGATTCCACTGGATACTTGACTCAAGACTACATCCTTTTCGTCCCTCTTATGTTCTGGTGCAACACCAACACTGGACTTGCTCTTCCTCTTATTGCTCTTCAATATCATGAAGTTAGACTTTGGTTCCAATTCAATGTCTTTGAAAGACTTATTGTTCACAGCAACAATGTTAATCTTGCTAGACTTAACAATGGTGTTGGTGTATTCAACAATGGTTCTCTCTTGGTTGACTATGTTTACATTGATACTGAAGAAAGAAGAAGATTCGCTCAAATTGGTCATGAATACCTTATCACCCAACTTCAATTTACTGGTTCCCAAGCTGTTACTCAAAATCCTCTTAGAGTTACTCTTCAATTCAACCATCCTTCAAAAGAATTCATCTGGAGAATTGTTTCTGGTGCTTACTGGAGCAAAAACTCCCCCTTCCTTTGCTACTCCAACCGTGATGCTTCTTTAGAATCCAACGGATGGGAAAAGGCTCTTAGATATGCTGCTAACAATGTTCTTGCTGGTGAAGTTGCTGTTGGTGATGTTGATGATGCTAATGATGACACTATTGTTGATATTACTTCTGGAAACTATGATGCTTGGAATCAACCTCATGTTGTCACTTCTAATACCAGAAATGCTTCTAAATATGTTGTATTTACATATGTTCCTGGAGCTGGTGTTAATGATGACCCTGTTGGTGGTGTTACACCATTAGATTTGGCTAAATTATTACACGGTGATGATAAGGGAACTTTCCTTTTCAGAAGAAATGTTCTTACTAACCCTGATAGACCTGAATACAATCTTGGTGATTATGTTACCAGATTTAATGTTGTTATCTTCTACACTCAAGTTGATCCACAAACAGGACTTGGTGTTGATGGAACTCTTACTTACCAACTTAGACCTGTTGACAGTGATATTACTGTGAGAGATGTTTCTGTTCCTGTTGCTGACTGGGTTGATAACAGATTTACTACTGAAGCTGGTAATGGTCTTGGATCTCCTATGGATATTTGGGCATGCCTCCAAACTGTTTCTGGTCTTTTGATTAACAACCAATACAACCCTGTTGTTGAAGCTGTTATTCAACTTAACGGTCAAGATAGATTCCAACCCAGAGAAGGTGCTTACTTCAATCTTATCCAAACTTACAACTACCACACCTCTACTCCTGCTAATGGTGTCAATGTCTTCTCCTTTGCTCTTCACCCCGAACAACATCAACCTTCTGGAACTGCCAATCTTTCAAGAATTGACAACACTGTCCTCAGTATGGGTCTCTACAGAGAAATCCCCTATGCTGATCCTTCCAGAACTCCCCCTCCTTTGAGCATTGTTGGAAATACCTCTCAAGCTTTCATCTACTGTACTAATTACAATGTCCTAAGAATTATGAGTGGTATGGGAGGACTTGCGTATTCTAACTAAGCAAAATAATAAAAACATTATATATATTATATTTTTTAAAACTTATTTTTAATTAAATTAATTAAAATTAACTTATTTCATATGAATTACATCCATAGAACCTTTATTTAATATTTTTTATTTATTTAAAATATTTTAAATAAAAATTGAAAATAATATAAAAAATTATTTATAATACATTATTATAAAAACACTATAATACATAATATGGAAAACAAATGTGGTTGGATAAATAAAAAAAAGGAACCTTGTCCTTGGAAAAAAATAGGTAATGATTATTGTAAAAGGCATTCTTGTTATGAAGATATTTATAAACCAGAAGATATTCCAAATATAACATTTTGTTCTGATTGTAAAAATCCAATTGGAATGAATATTATTAATATAAAAATTTGTGATAAATGTAAAGAAAGAGGAAAAATTAATAGAGAAAAAAATAAAGAAAAAAATAAAGAAAATAATAATATTTGTATTGGAAAAAAACCAGATGGAACACCTTGTAAATTTAAAGCATTAAAAGATGATGAATATTGTAAAAATCATCAAACATATAAAAAATGGAAAAAATTATCAGATGGTGGAAATAAAGTTTGTAAAAATTGGATTAGAGGATGTTTTGAAATTGTTGATGAAGATACATATTCAGCTTGTATAAAATGTAGAATTAAAAATTGTGAAATGGATAATAAACGCCATAATAAAAAAGTGGAAAAAGCAAAGGAATTTAATGAAAAAAATAATGATAAAATAATGTGTGAAAATTGCAATGATATTATTAATCCAAATAATTCAAAAAATAACAAATGTTTAAAATGTTATAATACTTATTGTAAAAGTGAGTCTAATCGTAATTCTCGAGATGAATTAAAAAAAAAATTAAGTTATATTAAAAAAGGGGCAAAAGACAGAAATATTGAATGGAATTTAACTGATGAAAAAGTATTTAAATTAATTAAATCTAAATGTAATTATTGTAATAAATTAATTAAATTTAATGGTATAGATAGAATTGATTCAAATAATGCTTATACAGAAAATAATTGTGTGTCTTGTTGTAAAGATTGTAATTATATGAAATTAACATATTCAGTTGATGATTTTTTAAAAATGGTTGAATATTTATTATCCATTAATTTATTGATTGATAAAATACCTAATGAAAAATATTCAAAATTATTTAAAAATGGAAATAGAAATATATTTAGTGCTTTTAAACATTATGCAGAAAAAAAAGATAAAAGTGTTGAAATATCAAAAGAATTATATATTTCAATTATTGAAAAAAATTGTCATTATTGTAATAATCAATTTGAAAATGGATGTAATGGAATAGACAGATTAAATTCCTCAATTGGTTATATAATTGGTAATATTGTTCCTTGTTGTAAAACTTGTAATATAATGAAAAATACTTTAACAAAAGATAATTTTTTCAAACATCTTAAAGATATTTATAATTATAAAATAAATAAAATTCCATATAATGAATTAACAATAAAAGAAAAAATATTACAATTATCAAAAGTAAAAGTTTTAGAACACGAAAAATTTTTAAAAGATAAAGAATTTTATGAAAATTTAGTTTTTAATCCAAAAACTATTGATGAAATTAAAAATATATCAATTAAATTAGAAATATGTAATAATAAAGAATTAAAAGATATTTGGAATTATTATAGAAGAACTGTTTCAAGTTTAAAAAAATTAAAAAATTCTAAATTAATTGGAAGACAAATATATATATTAGTTAAAGATAATAATACAAATAAATATTTAGGTATAATGAGTTTAAGTAGTAGTGTTCAAAGTTGTGAAGATAGAGAAAAATATATTGGATGGAATAATAGTGAAAAATTTAAAAAATTAAATAATATTATGAATTTATCAACTTGTGTTCCTTTACAACCATTTGGTTTCAATTGTAATGGAGGAAAGTTATTAGCTTCATTAGCATTTTCAAAAGAATTAATTGTATTTTATAAAGATAAATATGATGATGATTTATTGGCAATTGAAACAACTTCATTATATGGAAAGTCAATACAATATGATAGATTAAAATGTTTAAAAATGATAGGATATACAAAAGGTAATAGTGTTAAAGATATATCAACAGATATAGTTAAATTATGTAGTAATTATTTAAAAACAAATTATGGTTTAGAGTATCCAAGTAAAAAAAAATTTATAATTATTCAAAATGCATTTGATAAATTAGAAATTTCAAAAGATGAATTTTTAAAATCTAATAAAAAAGGTATATATTTTGGTTATACTTGTTATGATTCAAAAGATTATCTTAATAATACAACTAATATTATGCCTGATACTTTTGATAAAAAATATAAATTATCAACATCAAAAGAAATATTTAATTGGTGGTTAGAAAGATGGTGTATTAAAAGATTTACAAATAAACAAAAATAATTTTTATATATTATAATTTTATTATGTATTTAATAAAATTAATTATTATTTTTATAATGTTAATATTTTTAATATGTTTAATTAAAAAAAATAAAGTTGAAAATTATAATAAAGAAAAAGATAAATTATGTAAAAGATTATATAAAGATAAAGATAATAAAAATTATAAAATAATTAAAAATCTTTTTTCAAAAAATTATTGTAATTATATAATTAAAGAATCTGAAATTTATGCTTCAAAATATAAATGGAAAAAGAAAAGACATACCGATTATCCAACAGTAGATAATGAAATTACTAAAAAATGGTCTATATACAATGATATATATAAAATAGTAAGTTCAACTATTTTTACTGAAATAGCAAAATTATATAATATAAATAAAAATGATTTAGGAATAAATGAAATATTTATTGTTAAATATAATACAGGAGGACAAACAGAATTAGCATATCATGAAGATGGTAGTGAATTTAGTTTTATAATAGCATTAAATGATAAATTTACTGGTGGAGGAACAACATTTAAATTTAATAAAAAAAATATTCAATTATCAATTGGTGATTGTTTAATATTTTCAGGACAGAATACTCATAAAGGAAATGAAATTATTACTGGAACTAGATATATATTAACCGGATTTTTAAATTATAAAAAAGGATGTAATGATGACTAATTTATTTTATGTATCATTAATTTATTATTATTTCTTATAACTTTTAAAAATGTATTATAATGTGTTTTAATAAAAATATCAAGTTTATTAAATTCTTTTCCAAATAATTCTTTTTTATTTTTTTCTTTTATTTGTTTTTTTAATTCACTTATAACAATTCCATTTTTGGTATTATTTCATTAAATAAATTTAATATTTCATCTGTATTTTCTTCATCATTACTATCATATTCAAATGAATTATTTTCAATTATATCAATTACTTGATTATCTAAATTTTTAATATTATTATATATATTTTTATTTGTAGAAATATATTCATTTATATCATAATATTTAGAACAGGAATTTATAATACTTAATGATGTTTGATTTTTTAATCCAAAAACTTCAAATATTTTGTTATGTTCTAATGCTTTTCTTATAACAGAAATATAATCTTTATCACATCCTAATAGTATATATTTATCTATAAAAGGTAATTTAAACATTATTTCCATTATATCAACAATTATTTTATTATCAGTGCTATTTTTACCAGCTAATCATGATATTTGTATTTCTTCTAATCCATGTTCTATAATTTGTTTATTCCAAAATACATTCATTTGAACTATTTACCAATCTCCATAAACTCTTTTAATTATTAAATTATTATTATTTTTTATTTTATCAAATAATAATGAAAATTTAATATTATTTAAATTGTTATTATCTCCATCTATAAATAATGCGGTTGTCATTATAAATAAAGTATTTAAAAATAAAATATAATATTTACATATAATGGAAAATTTATATTATCAATTATATGTAGGTTTTATAATATTTGGAATAATATTTTTTATTTTTATTTTTAGTTGTTATATGTCAAGAAGTTATTCAAGAAATAATTTATTAGAAAGATTAATTTAATTTTAATTTATAATAAAGAAATTATTATATGTATTTTTAATGTATTCACTTTATGATTTAAAAAGTAATAAAAGATTTAACGAACATTTATTAATTAATTATGATTATAGTTATAAATATACAAATAATAAACAAGATTATTATATTATAAATAATTTAATAAATAAAGATGTGATAGATTTACCAAATACAATATGTTCTTTTTTAAATGATTTATTATATATTAAAAATAGAAATGAAAATTATATTGATATTTCATCTGTTTATTTAGAAAGAATAATATCATATAGTTTTGAAAATTGTAAATATTTATTCTTAAAATATTTATTTAAAATTATAAATTTTAGTATTTATGAAAAAATAATATATAAATTTTCATCTTATATAGAATTATGTAATACATCTTTTTATAAAAAAAATGATTATTATAATCTATATAAAATATTTAAATTTATAAAAAAAAATATAAAAAATTTTAAAATATTGTATAATGATTATTCAATAAATAAAATCATAAAAAATCAATATTATAATAAAAAAATTAAAAAAATATTTAATATTGAAAAGTTTAATCCAAAATATTTTTTAGATGAAAATGTTAAATTAAAAAATGTTAAAATAATATTAAAAACACAAAATATTTTAGAAATAATGATTTCATATTTATTTAATTTTTACACACTTGAATTTATTAAAATATTGCATTATATACATAAAAATAATTATAAACTTAAAATTAAAAGTTGGATTCCTCTAAATTATACATATTTAGAAAATAAACATAAACAATTATTTATTAAAAGTTATTTAAAAATAAATATAAGTAAAAAATTTTATGATATGAGATTAATAAATAATAATATTTATAATAAAAATATTAAATTTATAACTTAAATTCTATTATATTCTATTTTATCAATTAATACTCTATCTAAAATATCATAGATAGAACTTATCATTTCAACTGTAAAATTTTTATTAAATAATTTTGGATATTTCTCTTTAATAATATCCAAATCTTCCTTATTTTCTTCAGGACATAATATATGTGATATTCCTTGCTGTTTAGCTCCAAATATTTTTTCTTTTAATCCACCAATTTTTGTAATTTGTCCTTGTAAATTAATTTCACCTGTCATTGCATATGTATTATCTGTTTTAATTTCAGTTAATAAACTAATAATTGATAAACAAATTGTTCCACCAGCACTTGGACCATCCTTTGGTGTTCCACCCTCTGGTAAATGGACGTTAATTTTAACTGGATTTTTTTCCCATTCTTTTAATAACTTATCTTTAAAAATATCTGGTAAAATTCTCCAAGCAACAGTTTTAGCTACAATAATACTTTCTTTAATAACATCTTTTAATGAACCAGTGCATTCAATATCTAAAATATTCTTTGATGGCATAAAACAACTTTCAATTTGTAATGTTCCACCTATCATAACTGAATCAGAAGCCCATAATCCATTAGTATTTCCAATAGCAGGTTTAGTATCAACAAGTTTATATGTCATTTTTGGCTTTAATTTAAAAATCTTATTATCAATAAAATCTTTTGTAATTTCAAATGATTTAATATTTTCTGTATATCTCATTAAATTAATTTCTGAAATAATATCCTTAAGTTTTTCTTTAAATTTTCTAACACCACCCTCATTTGTATATGAATATATAATATGCTCTAAAACATCATTATTAAAAATAATACTAATATCTTCCATATTATACTCTTTTAATAATTTTGGAATTAAATGGTTATGTGCTATATTTAATTTATCAGTAATATCATAATTATCAACCTTAATAACCTCTAAGCGATCATATAACGGTTTTGGAATATTCTCTCTATAATTATATGTAAAAATGAATAATACTTGTGATAAATCAAAATCAATTCCTGAAAAATATTTATCATTAAAATGGTTATTCTGTGTTTTATCAGTTAAATGCATTAAAATATTAAAAATTTCTTCTCCCTTATTAGTATTAGAAACTTTATCCAATTCATCAAAAAATATAATTGGATTCATACATTTTGAATGAATAATAGTTTCAATAATCTTTCCAGGACAAGAACCAACATAAGTAAAACCATGGCCATCTAAATATGCTCCATCCTGAATTCCTCCAAGACTAATAAATTCAAATGGTCTATCTAATGATTTAGCAATAACATTCATTAATTCTGTTTTACCAACACCTGGACTTCCTTCCAATGCTAAAATATTACCACTCTCTTTTGGATTAGAAATATTCTTTGCTATTGTTTTTAATAATTTATGTTTAGATTCTTTATGACCGTAAATTTCTGAATTTAATTTTTTTTCAATATTATTTAAATGACTTTTAATTTTTCTTTTACCAGAATTATTACTAACTGATGATTCTATATAATTATCAAATGGAACTTTTAAAATTTTATTAATCCACCTTTTATATTTACTCTTATCACTATCATATTTATTCATCGATTCATAATCACTAATCATTGGTAAAATAACTGATTTATTTTTATTCGTAATTTTTCTATCCAATACATTTAATAAATCAGGCTTCTCACTACCTTTTGAAATATACTGTTCTACATCTTCTAATAATGATGAATATTTATTAATATCTTTTTCATTCATATCTTTAATATACTTTTCTAATGCTTTATTATTACTTCCAAATGATAATAATCTTTCATATAAACTATTATTACTCTTACTATTTTTATTATCACCACCAAGTTCCTTCTCAAAAAAACCATTAATTGTTGAAATTATAATTTCATCATCCATTTTTCTCTTAATTAATTTTTTCTCATCTCTAATAAATTTATTAAAATCAAAATTATTGTTATTCTTATGACTTTCTTTTAATTTTTTTATTAAATCATTTCCACAAGTAATTTGAATATTAATACAATCCTTTGTAAAATCTGAATAATTCTCATTTAATGTATTCTCAATATCTTTTAATTCATTCTTAAATGTTGTAATCACCTTATTAAAATTATAATCCGGATTATTTGTTATTATTGAACTTAATATATTTAATACCTTTTTATCACCACTCATTCTTTCCATAGTGTATTCTTTATAATCACTATAAATTATTTCATGAACCTCATCATTTTCTTCTTCTTCATTATCATCACTTTCTTCTTCTTCATCACTTTCTTCTTCATCACTTTCTTCAGTTTCATAATCTTCATCACTACTATCATTATTACTGCTTTCATCATCACTACTTTCATTATCATCATCACTACTTTCATTATCATCACTACTTTCATTATCATTACTACTTTCACTTTCATTTCTATTTTCTTCATCTTCAATTATAGTATTATTATTATTATTAGATATATGAGAACTAGTTAATTCTACATCATTTGTGAATAAAGAATTAATAGTTTCATAATCATCATGACTTAATTTTTGTTTTTTATTAAAATGAGACATAATATCAATTATAAAATTATATTTATATATAATTTTAAAAATTAAAAATAATAATTAGATGTTTTGTATGAGACAATTATTAATAACGGTTTCATCAATAATTTCAATAGTTTTATTTATATTTTTAATAATTTTATTTGAGTTATTTGAAAAGTTTTTTCTTAATTTATTATTTTTAAGAGTATTTTTAATAAAATTAATTTTTTCTATTAATTCATCACTTTTATCAATGAATTCATTTATATTTTCGTCATATAAATTAATTATAATATCATATTCATTATTTTGTGTGTTATTATTTTCAATAGTATAATTCATATAATAATATAAATATAATTAAAATAAAAAAATATGAAAATTTTATACTATTTTATAGATTAATATCATTAATCATTTTCTCATATTCTTCTTTTCCAAATTGTTGTATTAATTTTTGTTCTAAATCATCAGCATCAAGTTTATCCAAATCAATATTTTCCATATCTTCAGTCATAATATTATTAGAAATTAAATCAGAAAATATATCATTAATAACTGTGGCGTTTTTATCATCTTCTATTTTTTTTTTGTTATAATGTTCTATTCTGTCATTTCTTAAATTATCACCTGATTCTTCAATATTATCATCAATGTTAGATTTATATTTATATTTTTGGACATATTCAAAATTTTTTATATAATTAATTTTATTGTCTTCTGAATAAATATTTTTATTTTCACTATCTTGTTCTTTAATTGTTTTTGTATATTTTTTTACATCTTTATCAAAATCTTCTTTATTTTCATCTTCAGGTCTAAATACAACAAGGTCTTTATTATTATTAATTTGTTTGGAATAATCAAATTCACTGATAATACATTTATAAGGATTATTTTTTCTTTTTTTTTCAGCTTCAAATTGATTTTGTTTTAATAATTCAGTTTTTTGTTTATACAAATCTTTAAATTGTTTTTCAGTATATTTATTATCAGATTGTTTTGGTATAATTTTATTATAAATGTCTTCTGTTGAATATTGTTTATCTGTGTTGTAAATAGTATTTATTTTTTTATTTTGATAATTGACATTTCTTTTTTTATTTAATATCATATTATAAATATTATACTTAAAATATTATAAATATTATAACGATTTTATTTTTTATAAAATAATATTATCAACCTTTATAATGGGTGTAAAAAAATTATTTTCATTTTTGAATGAAAAAAGAATATATAAAAAATATGATAAAATAAATAATTTATTATATGAATTAAAATTAAATAAAAATTCGGTATTTGTTGGAATTGATACAAATTTGTATTTTTATAAATATAATTATACATATGATAATATATTAATTGGATTTTTTAATCAGATAATTAAATTTTTATCAAATGGTATATATCCATTATATATAATAGATGGTGGAACATTAAAAGAAAAAGAAAAAACAAATATTATAAGAAATAATAAAAAAAATAATAACTATCAAAAAATAAAAGAATTATTAATTGAAATAGAAAATAGTAATGATAAAGATAAAATAGATTATTTAAATAAAATAACAGAAAAATTAAAGAAAAAAACACTTAAAATATCAAATGAAAAAATTGATAATTTAATAAAGTTATTTGATTTGATGAATATACCATATATTTTTTCATATGGAGAAGGTGAATATTTGGCTGTTTTATTAAATAATTATGGAATTATTGATTTTTTTTTAACTGACGATACTGACCCTATTCCTGCAGGAATAAATAATATTATAAAATTTACAAATAATCATGTATTATATTTAAATAAAGAATATTTATTAAAAGAATTAGAAATAAACGAAAATCAATTGTGTGATTTCTGTATTTTATTAGGTAATGATTATAATAGTTTTAATATGAAAAAATTAAAACCATTTGAAATATTAAAATTAGTAAAAAATAATAATATAACTGAAATATTAAATATATTTAATATTGATGAAGAAAATTTTATAAATTTAAAAAATATATATTTAAACTCATCTAATGATGAAAAAGATTATATTTTAAAAGGACATACAAATAATGATAATATTATAAATATGACATATAAAAATAATAGTATTATATTAAATCAATTTTGGAATGAATTAAAGGAAGTTTTAATTAATAATGAAAATTCACTAAATTTAAAAAGAGATATTATTAAAAAAATTAAAAAAACTAAATTTAATACTAATGAATTATTAAATTTTTTAAAAATTAATGTTAATAATATTACAAATGATGAAATAGATAATATTAAAATAACATTTAGTTATTTAGATAATTTTAGATAAAACAATAAAAATTGAATTTAAAATATTAAAAATAATTAAGATATAAATATGGAAAATATTCAAACTAAACTTGATATTTATAGAGAAAAATTATTAGATAATCTATCACATAGTATTATTAATAATAATATTCATAATGAAGTAATAGATAATTTAATTGAAAATATAATGGAAAATAAAATTATTCATAATTCAAATTTTTTAAAATTTCCAAATATTAAAACAGAATTATATCCATATCAAATTAATAATGTTAATTGGATGAATGATATTGAAAATAAAAATTATGACGATAATTTTGAAAACACAAGTAAAAATATAGATTTAAAAGGTGGAGCATTATTTGATGAAGTAGGTATGGGTAAAACATTACAAATAATAACTTTAATAAATTTAAATAAATCAAAACTTACTGACAGGTTAATTTATAAAAAAAAATTATATACAAAAGCAACATTAATTATTGTTCCAAATCATTTATGTGGTCAATGGTTAAGAGAATTTGAAAAACATACAATTAAACCATTAAATATTTTAAATTTATTAACAAAATCACATTATAAAAAATATACACATTTAGATTATACAAATGTAGATGTTGTTATAATATCATCTAATTATTTTATAAATTGTGATTTAAAATTGTCTGATAGAAATATTTTTAATTTTGAAAGAGATGTTTTAAAAAAGGAAGTAAATATATTTAATATTTATTGGAATAGAGTAGTAATTGATGAATATCATGAATATGAAAATGAATCATTATTTTATAAATTAAATTATTTAGAAGCTTCATTTAGATGGATATTAAGTGGAACTCCATTTAAAAAAAATAGCGAAGATTTAAATAAAAATAAAGAACTTAGTAAAAAAACAAGATTAAAAAAGAATAAATTAATACCATTAAGCTTTTTTTCAAGTTCACCGATTGAAAAAATATTAGGATATTTAGCATTTAATAATAGTGTATTGGTAAATATTAATTTATATGATTTTAATAATTATAATTTTGTTTTAAATCATTTTAGTAGAAATACACAAAATAATAATTTAAAGATATTAAAATTACCAGAAATTGAAGAAGAAATTGTAATGTTAAATTTTTCACAAACTGAAAGAATGATATATAATTCATATTTAACAGATAAAAATAATAATGACGATGATATATTTTTAAGACAAATATGCTGTCATCCATCTTTAGTGGATGATTTAAATAATGATGATACGGGGGCATTTTTATCATTAGATGGTATGCATCAAAATATTAAAGATAAATATTTAAAAGAATATGAAAATTTAAAAGAAAAATTAAATAGAAATAAACAAAATTATAAAAATGTCCAAAATAAAATAGAAGAGTATAAAGAAGAATTTAAAGAAAAAAATCTTGAATCAATAACTACTAAAATTAATGAAAGAAAAGAAAGATTACAAGAATTAAAAACAGAAGAACAATTAATTATTAAAAAAATAAGTTCAAAAGAATCATCAATTAAATATTGTATAAATTTTATGGAAATAATTAAAAATGTTGATAGTATAACAAATCAAGATTGTCCTATTTGTTTAGGAAATATAGAAGAAGATGATATTGGAATAACAAGTTGTCTACATTTATTTTGTTATAGTTGTATTAAACAAATTATAATGACACAAAAAAAGTTTGGAAATACAAAATGTCCTAATTGTAAAAATTCAATTAAAATAAATGATGTGTTTATAATTAATAAAACAATTAATAAAGAGGTAAATAAATATGGAACAAAAATTTCATACATTATTGATTATATAAAGAAAAGTCCAAAAAAATATAGAATAATATTTTCTCAATGGGATAAATTATTAAATAATGTTGGTAAAATATTAGAAGAAAGTGGTATTAAAATATTATATTGTAAAGGAACACCTTATCAGAAAGATAAAGTATTAAAATTATTTAGTGATAATAATGAAAATAACGAACATAGAATTATTATGCTTTCATCAGAAAAAACAGCTTCAGGTTCAAATTTAAGCAATGCTGAAGAAGTTATATTTTTAGATCCGATATATGGAAATAAAGAAAGAAGGAAAAATGTTGAAATTCAAGCTATTGGAAGAGTAAGAAGATTAGGAAATAATTTTAAAAAAATAAAAGTATTAAAATTAATAATTAAGGATACTATTGAAGAAAAAACATACAATGATAATCAGAATTAAAAAATATTTTTTTGTAATTATATTTAAATATTTAAAATTAAATATATATTAATGTCTAAAAAAAACAATCAAGTTATTTCAATTGATAAATTTAATAAAATTGAAGAGTTATATTACAATCGTGCAAATGAATTTTATATAAATTTAGATAAAGATATAATGTTAGATGTTTATTCAATTATAACAAAAAAACATAAAAGAAAGAAAAAAATATCATTAAGATTTTTAGATTGGTTTGTAACTAAATATTGTAAGTTATATTCAATTTCAATTAATGTAAATAATCAATATAATAAAGAAAATAAATATAATATTAATAATAGATATAAAGCTCAATTAAAATCATTTCATAAAATTTATTTAGATCCTTTTAAAAGAACAAAAGAATCGTTTAAATTTATTTATAAATGTCAAGAATATGAATTTATAACTAGTTTATGTCAATTAAATTTTATGAAATGGATGGTTGAATATGATATTCTTAAATATGTTATAGATAATTATGAAACATTAATTGAAAAAGTTGAATATGTAAATAATTTACATAAAAAAAATAAAAATGATGAAAAAGCTTCATTATATTCATTTAATTCTTCAAGTTCATTAACAGTTGATTTAGATAATAATAAAGTATCTAACAAAGATAATAAAAAAAGATTAATTTTAGAAATATAATTTTTAATTATGTATACTTAAAATAAATCAGGTATAAATACATTTTCATTAATTTCATTTGTGATATTATTAGAAACTTTATTAATATTTTTATTTTCAATGGTTTCATTAAGTGTATATTCTGAATTTTCAATTAATTCTCTGTCAATCGCTACATCTGATAAATTTGAACCACCCAAGAAACACAAACCACCAATAATTCTTGATGAAACCGACTGCATATTATCTACTTCACCATATAATCCAGCATTTACTAATATATCTACAGGTCTTTCAAATGATGCTTTGGCTAAAACACTTGTATTTAATTTAATTGAACCATGTCTTTCTAAACTAATTAAATTTCCTAAACTTGTTTGAATATCCGCAAAAATACTAAAATGACAATAATTAATATCAATACCTTTATTTTTATATGTTTCAATTAATTCATTTATTATTAATGTTCTTACCGCTTCAATACCATATATTCTTTCAACTTCTTTTAAATCATTTATATATATTTTATTTAAATTAATTCCTTTAATTTTAAAAATTTCATTCATATTAATTCCATTTGTTTTAATTATATATTCATAATCTTCTTTTACACCATCATTGTCATATTTAATACTATTATATTTAATTGGTTTTTGAGTAATAACATTTTTAATATTATTAATGCCCTTTATTTGTATTTCCTTAATAAAAATATTTATAAATTCTATGAAATCTTTTATCACATAATTTATAATATTAAATCTAATATGAATAACTGGTTTACTATCATTATCACTATTTGATAATAATGCAATTTGTAATATTTTATTAAATAATATTTTTTTCATTTCTTTTTTACTACCTTTATTATCTTTAAACCTATTTTCCCATTCCTCACATATTCTGGTTTTAATATTTAATAAAGTAATTTCTCTTGAAAGCATTTTTTCTTCATTTAATTCAATTTTAATAATCCAATTCAAATTATTTATATTATTAATACAACTATTCTTATTCGGATTACTCACTGAAAAAATATTATTTATAATTCTATCATTTTTCATTAATTTACTATCAAAACTCTTATTTTCATCATAATAAATAATTATATTATCAATAATATCTTTTATTGACGTATTTATAATATTTGATGTTATTTTTGTCAAATATTTTTCATTCTTATTATATTTATCATCAAAAAATATTGTCATCATTGGACTTTTCATATTTGGAGAACTACCATAAATTTCTAATAATCTTGGAACACCCTCTGTTCCTGCTCCACTTCCTACATTATGAAAAGCACTAATTGTCATTTGTGTTGCTGGTTCACCCAATGTTTGAGCTCCTAACACACCAACCATATCACCTGGCTCAACCATAGAATTATTATAATTCATAATTATATTATCTGATATATAATCAATATGTTTTTTTGTTAATTTAAGATTAAATATACATTTTTTAATATTTAAACTATCTATTAAATAATACTTAAATATTTTTTTTACTAATTTATCATCTATATATTTAAAATTATTATTTTTAATATTATCTTTATCAAATGATAATAAATATGTTGTATCTATTTTTAATATATTATCTATTTTATCTAAAATATATTTAGGCTCAACAATATCACCCTCAAAATTTTCAGTTATTGACAATTCAATTATTCTATCAATATTTATTGGTGATAAAAATTGAATATCACTCTTTGGACTTTTACTTTTTTTATCCAACAAATAATAATTTAATGATGATTTCATTTTAATACTTCGTAATTTATCTCTAATATTTATTATTCTTTCATAATATTTATTATTTTCTTCATTTGTAAATTTTACTTTCTTTAATTCTTCACTTGAAAATTTATATTCTTTTTCAATATCTTTATTTCCTTTATTAATTAATTCAAAATTATAATAATTATATCTTGTTGCATCTAAACCACAATCACCATACACAAATTGATATATTTTATCATATGCGTTTCTAACATAATTGTCATATTTTATCATTATATCCTCACCAGCCTTTATTAACTTTCTTTGTAAATATCCAGTTTCAGCTGTTTTAACTGCTTGAGTAATTAATGAATTTCTTGACACATTTGTTAAAATAATAAATTCTTCTAAATTCATGCCTTTTGTTAATGAAGATTCAACAAAACCTCTTGCTAATGCTGAATCATCATTTTGATGAAAATATGGTAATGTTCTATTATTATAAATTTTTGGAACTCTAACTCCATCATAATCTTGTTGTCCTACACAACCAATCATATGAGTTAAATTATCTTCTTTACCTTTTGATTTTGATTTAATCATTATTTTATTATTATTTTCATCATTTAAATTGTCAATAATGTATTCTCCAATTGTTGGAACAATAGATTGCATTAAATTAATACTATCCATTTCAAAATTGTCATTTTTTGAATTTAATATATTATTTTCAAATTCTGTTAATTTATATAATAATTCAATCTTTTTTGTTTTAAATAATTGTTTCATACTTTTATTTATTTCATTGCCAATTAAATAATCATTTAATGAAATTGTGAATCCATAATTTAAATTAAAATTAATTGATAATTTTGTTATATTGTCTATTATTGATTGTGTCATATCTGGACCATATATATTCCAAACATCTTGTATTATAGTATTATTTTTATCTTCTTTGATACTTTTACCATCAATAAATCCTTCAATTATTTTACCATTTTTAATTATAATACTATCATTTTTTAATGATACTTTATTTGGTATTATTAAATCAAAAAATGTTTTACCAGAATAATTTTTATTTTTATCCATTATTTTATAATCTTTCAAATTTGTGCTTGTTAATAAATCAATACACAAATCATTATCTATTTTTTCACAAAATTTTGTTATGTTATATGGTGCAATAATTGCATCATACACCGCACCAACTATAGGTAATGAACTTTTAGCTGATATAATATTACTTTTTACATTTGTTAAATGTTCCAATTCAATCTCTGTTAATATACTTTGAACTGTAAATATATTCATTTCATCACCATCAAAATCTGCTCCATATCCAGCACATACAGATGGATTAATTCTAATTGTATTAAATCTATCATCATTCTTAATCTTAATATAATGCGCTAATGAACCATATTTATGTAATGTTGGTTGTCTGTTTAATAATACTATATCACCATCAATTAAATGACGATCAACTACATCACCCATATTTAATTCAATTGTTTTATTATTATTATCAAGTGATGTTGTTTTTCCTGTTCTATTTGATGTTATTGAATTAGCTCCAGGATATATATTACTACCTTTTTGAACTAATTTTGTTAATTTTGTAATATTATTAGGTGTCACTATTTCAGGATATGTTAAATTTTTTGCAATTGAAACTGGAACATATGCCTGATTCATATCTAACAACGGATCAGGTGAAATTACAGTTCTACCATATTGATTAACTCTTTTACCCATTAAATTACCCCTAATTCTACCTTTTTTAGCTTGATTTTTAGGACCTTTAATCTTTGTTACTAACGACGCATACAAATTTGTTGTTCCTGGTTTATTTGTTTTTAATGCCGCATTATCTACATAACACGCTATTTCCGCTTGTAATTGATCTATATGCGCTTTTGAATGTTTTATTAATGTATCATTATTTTTTTCTTTCTCTTTTTGCTTTTTTACATTCATATTTGTTTTATAAATTTTTGTTAATCTCATTGTTAATGTACTTTCTTGAATCGAATCACTTAATGAATCACCTTGATATGATGTTCTTATTGACACTGGAGGAATTGGTAAAATTTCCACCATTAAATCTTTTGGATGACATGTAATATTCAAAATTTCACTTTCACTATCTTTAATATTCTTTAATATATTAAAAACCTGTTTGGTTGATTTTTTCTCAATTTCTATTTTACCATTTATTTCTCTTTCAATACTAACAATTATCTCTCCATTCTTTTTCTCACCCTTAACTTTTCCAACTGGTGTATTACAAATATGACAATTCTTTAATTTTATCTCATCTTTTAATTTCTTAATTCTTTCTTTATTCTTTTTTTTCTTAACTAATTCATATAATTCATTATAACTTTTATTCCATAATAAAGAAGAACAATGAGAGCAAAATATATTTAATATACTTATTACCTCGTCAAAAAATTTAATATTAAAAACTTCATTACTTAATTTTAAATGACCAAAATGACCATCACAATAATTCATCTTATATTGACAAGTTTCACAAGAATATGAATTATTATTTACACCCATTCTTTTATCTAATAAACCATTCTCAATCGGCTCATTACATTGTTCATATAGATCGGATGTTTCAATACCATCTTTATTATGATCTAAAGCAGACATTTGTAAAGCCTCTTTATTTGTTAATACTGAAAACTTAATGGCTTTAATAGTAGCCGTTTCATAAGTATATATAGGCTTATCATTATTATTCATTTCTTTATATATTATATTACTATATTCTTATTTTATTTATATTATTTATATTATTTTTCAATTTTTTAAAAATTGAAAATATTGAATAAATATAAAATTATATTATTATGAATGATTAATGGCAAAAATAAATAAACCTTGGAGTGAGAAATATAGACCACAAAATATTTCTAATATTATATCACATGATAGAATAAAAAATACTATATATAATTTTCTAAAAAATAATAATTTACCAAATTTACTATTCTATGGTAAAGCAGGTTTAGGTAAAACATCTTTAATATTAGCATTCATTAAAGAATATTATAATGATGATTATGATAATTATGTTATTAATATTAATGCTTCTGAAGAAAGAGGAGTTCAAACAATTCGTGATAAAATTGAACCATTTTGCAAATTATTATATAATGATACTAAATATAAATTAATTATTTTAGACGAAGTTGATTCTATGACTATTGAAGCACAAAATATTTTAAGAAAAATTGTTGAAAAATATATTCATAAAGTTAGATTTTGTTTTATATGCAATTATATTAAACAAATTATATTGCCATTACAATCAAGATTTATTATTTTCAAATTTAATCCTTTGACCAAAAATTATTTAATGAATTATCTTGAAACAATATTTATTAAAGAAAACTTTTATATTACCAAAAATTCATTACAAATTATATATAAATATTGTAATGGTGATTTAAGAAAAATGTTAAATATATTTAATTCATTACATATTTATAAAAATGATATTATTAAAGTTAATGATATTAGAAAATTAATATTATATCCATCTAAAAAAAATATAATCAATATATTTAATTATGTTAAAAATAATAATTTAAATAATAGCATTATTAATATTTCTAATTATATTAAAATAAATGATTTATTAATTAATGAAATTATTATTGAAATGTATGATATTCTAATTGATTTTATTATTAATAATGATTATAATATATTTAACAAAAATAAAATTATTAATATTATTAAACATCTGTCAATTATCAATCGCAATATTTATAACAATACAGATAATAATATTATATCACTAATATCAATATTTTTTTTATAAAAAAAATTGAATTAAAAGATATAATATAAGTTAATAATATAAATATGTCAAGGTTTGGTATTCTTGATGACGATTATAAGGAACAAAATGTTTCTAAATCAATTGATGATGAAATAGATAATAAATATTTTAAATCTAATAGCAAAAAATCTAAATTTGTTAAACCTAATTTAAATAATAATAGATTGCAAATTAAAAATATTGATAATGTTGATGAATTCTTAGATACAAAACTTGAAAATATTTATAAATTATATTTATTTCATAATAATTATGAAAATTGGAATAATATTGATAATTTTGAAAACATTTTTAATATTGAAAAATGGAAAGATATTCCTGAAGTATTTAATTCTTTAATTCAAAAAAAAGATAAATTATCAACTTATAATTTTTTTCTTATGAAAAATAAAATATCACCTTTATGGGAATCTAAAGAAAATCGAGGAGCTGGAAGAATTAATATTCAAATATTTGATTTGGAAGAAAGTTTAAATGTTTTTAAGATATTATTAATTAATATTATTAATAAAACATTTTTAAAACCTTTTAATAATAGAAAAACCAATGTAAATGGTTTTGCTTTTTTGCCCAAAAAAAATAAAGAAAATAATTCATACCAAATTATTCAAATCTGGTTTTCAAATAATATAATTAAAAATATTTCTGATAAAATTGAAAATATTTTAGAAAATAAAATTTTTAATTTATTAAAAAATTATTCTGTAAGAATTAAAATTCACAAACCACAATTTTAAATTTAATTAAAATTAACAATACAAAAATTTTTATATAAATATTTAATTATTTTAATTAATTATTAATCACTTTTCATTAATATATCATCTTCATCATCACTAAAATCATAATCTTGTGATATTTTCTTTTCATCTACTGGTGATAATGCTATAACTAAATCCGCTAAATCCGCTACTACATATTTTATACTTAAAATATCATCATTCTTCATTAAAATTAATATTTGATTACTCAATGGACCACATTTATTAAATAATATAATATTTTTTAATTCATAAATACCTTGAGCTATTTTACAATTTATATTATCAGCCCATTCAATACTTATCCCTCCTTCTTTTTCAGTGTAAGTTTTCTCTTTTTTACCACAATCACCCTTACACGAAAATATAAATTTATTTTTTGAACATTTAATTTCTACATAATCTGAAATATTATTCATCTCTTTACATATTTTATGAAATACGGAACTCTTCATTGTAATACTAACATCAAATGGTATTACTCTCGGCTTTTTTTCTTTATATTCTAATTCCATTCTTTTAAAATTACTTACAGTTAGTGATTCTTCTTTTTCATTTGAACCTTCAATTTTAATTGTTTGTCTATCTTTTTCATGTATATATAATGACAATATACTTGCTGGTTCAATCGGTTTAATATGAATATTTAAATGTTCTAAATTAATCCCAATTTCTTCCTTATCATATTTTGTGTAAAATTTATTAAATTGCTTACCTTTAAATTGTAATTTTATAAATATTGATTTACTATCATTTGATGTTGCTATTTCTAACCCATAAAATTCTTCATTCCCATCTGCATCTATCTTTCCAGTTTTCTTTTTAACGACCATTGTTACTTCATGAACTACTCCATTTAATATTTCAATTATATCTTTAAAAGGCTTGGAATGACAAGTCTCAGCATAAAAAATCTTATTATCATAAATATTTTTCATTTTATTTATATTTATAAATAGAATATAATTTATAATTCAATTTTTTTTATATAATTTATATATAATGACATTTACCCTTGTTAATCCACAAATTGATAATAAATACAAAACTTCCAATAATGATACATTAGAAGCAGCACAAAATATATGGGACAAATTATCTAAAAATACCAAACAATATGTTCCTGAAAGTTTCTTTTCCTTACAAAAAGGTGGTAAATTATTTCACTTTAAAGTTGAAGAAACACTTAATAATGATGATGTATCATATAAGATTTCATCTTATAAATGTGATAAAAATGACAAAAACTTTGTTAATTTCTTAAAAAAGCAATCTGGTGGTAAAAAAAAGAAGAAGAAGAAATACTTTGATACTTCTTCTTCAAGTGATTCAAGCTGTTCAAGCGATACAAGTGATACAACTGATACTACTATTAATACTGATGATCTTGTTTATAGATTTAAAACCAAAGACAAAGTTCTTTATTCTAAATATAAACCCTCAATTATTACTTATTATGATATTTATGACACCGATTATCTTTTACCAACTTATTACAGTAATATTGAAGTTAAATTTAAACCATTAGACACTATTCTTTTATTCTAAAATAATTATTTTTTATCTTTACGATTAAATGTTCTTTTTAATTGTTCTCTTCTTGTGCCTTTTATCTTTTTTTGTTTTTCAATTGATTGAATAATACTTTTCATCACTTTCTGATTTTTAATTTCATTTTCATTTAATGCATTTAATATCATTTGTGTATCTATTGGAGCCTGTTTAACATATGTATTTTTTATTAATTTACCATCCTCTAATATAATTCTACCCTCACCCATCTTTTCTAAATGAACCATTATTTTCTCATCAATTAATTTTTTATCTTTCTCTATTTTTTTACTCCTAATTTTATCATTTTTTACTTTCTCATTTATCTCTATCTTTAATTTTCTATTTTCATCATCCATATCTGTATACATCTCCACCAATTTTACTAATGCATCCATATCCTCATACTCAACATATTCACTATTACCTAATTCATCCATATTAAAATCTTCTTCATTATTAGATGTTAAATCATTTGTATTTGATATTTTTGAACCATCTACATCATCAATATTAATGACTTTTGTTTTCTTAAGGTTCTTTTTAATTTTACGAATTATTTGGGAATCTGTCTCCATCTTATAAATATTTATACTTTTATTTATTTAAATAAATTTATTCTTCTGTTAAATCAAATATAATCCAATCCTTAATGTTATTCATTATTATATAATTTAACACAATTAATAAACATTGACAATACTTTTTATTCTCACCATACTCTAATACATACTTATCCTCAAAATTTTCAATTAATATAAAATCTTCAACCTCATAAATACATTCCATACAATCATAATTATTTAATATACCTGTCAATTCCTTAAAATCATTTAATCTATATATTGCTTTATAAAATAACTCCATCTGTAAATTTGTATCATTATCATCCTTTATTCCCGAATATAAATTCTTATTATCTTCATATCTTTTATTATAATATTCCATAAATTTATTTAATAATAATGCATAATACTTTTCATCTAATATTTTCTGTTTTTCTATTTTATTCTTTTCTTTTAATTCTTCATTATATTCTTCATATTCTATTAATTCTTCCTCTTTATTATCTATATTATCTTCTTTATCCACTAAATCATCTATCAAATTATCTAAATTATCTTCAACAAATTTACTTAAATCCATCTTAATTATAATCTTTATATTCTACCATTTTTATATATTTTCAATTTTTATACTCTATATCTATTAAAAAAAATTGAAAAAAAAATTGAAAATAAATTCTAAAATAAAATATAATTAAAAGTTAGATAATATTTATTGTTAAGAATGCTCGCTCAATATAAACCTGTTTTCCCCACTCTTAATGAACTTTCTACCTATAATGGTAAGAAAGCTTATGTTCCTTTATCGTTTGTTAATGATAATGGTGAAGAAGCTAATAAAACAGATTATTATATTACACATTTTATTAAAGAACAATATGGGCCTCTTCCAAGAGAAGGTGGTAAATTTAACATTACAAGAGAACAAAGAAATTGTTTTAATACAAGATTAGATAAAAATGATAATAATTCTAAATTAATTATTGACGATCATGATATTTTTGAATCTTCTTATGAAGACCAAAAAGAAAAGATTTATGAAAATAATACTTTATATGAAATTAAAAAAGATAAAAAAGGTAAAGAAACTAAGAAAGAATTATTTCAATTTATTAATTGTATTAAAGAAAAACAAAATGAAGAAAATGTTTATGGAATGAGATTAAATTTTAAGCCTAAATATTTTCCATATTATAATGATGAAAAACTTGATGATAATAATAGAAGAAATATGAATAATCTTATCTTTCCTAAGAATAAGCCTACAATGAGAGGGGATAAACTTAAAGAACATAAGAATAGTTTGGAATTTGATATTAATTATCCTCAAGGTTCAACTGAAATTAAGAAAATTAAATATAAAAATGATATTGAAGAAAAAAAAGAATTTAGTATTAGAGTTATTTACCGTGAAGTTGTTCTTTCTAAAGATTTAACAGGTGATGTTGATGGTATTCGTTATATTAATGAAGATACTAAAAAGCCTGATGAATATAATAATAATGATTTAGATGATGAACAAAATTTAACTCAATTTATTGAAGATTATGGACAACCAACTAATGATTTAATTATTGAAACACCCGAAGAACTTGAAAAATATTGCAGACCTGGTTCTTATTATAGATATGGAATTAGTTATGAATTTCAAAATGAAAAATCAATTCCTAAAAAGGTTGTTGAATGTGGAGTTAGATCTTTTTGTCATTTTGTTGAAATTATTTTTATTAAACAACAATATACAAAATCAAATAATAACAATAATAATGCTGTTAATCAATTATATAAGAAAAGTTCTATGATTTCTCCTGTTAATAGTGTTTTTAAATTTGATGAAAAAGATAATACCAATAAATCATCTGATAATAATAAAACTTCTGATAATAAAAGTTCAGACAATTCAAGTGATGCTTCTGGTTCTGATTCTGGTTCTGATTCTGATTCAAGTGATGATTCTGGTTCAGAATCAGACTCTGATTAAATGATTTAATTAAAAATATTAAATTTTCATAGTTTTTTTTAATTTTAAAAATATTTAAATATTAAATATTATTTTTTTTTATGTGTTTATTAAGTTTAAATAATGAAGAAATAAAAAATTCCATTTTATCAATTAATAATTTCAAAAATAATGATGACACAATTTATTTATTAGAGATTGATGATTTTATTAATTATAATGACCTTGAAATAATGAAAATTAAAAATAATATTATTTATTTTTCATTATTTGACACAGAATTAATTAATAAATTAATAAATTTAGATAATAAATTATCTTCAGTTATTGAAGACATTATAAATTCAAATAATGATATTAAAGTTTTATTTAATGATACTTTTAAATATTTTCCTATATTAAATAATATTGATGATACATTTTTTATTAAAGTATCAAATAATAATAAAACTGATTTAATTAAAGATATGACAATTATTTATTTAAAAACTACAATCCAAATATATATCAGTTCAAAATATAAATGTTCATATATAATTCAAAAAATATCAACAATTAATAAAAATGATGACAAATTAAATGTTATTAAGTATGATAATTTATCAAGTAGTGATAATAGTAGTAATAATAGTATTAATAGTGATAATAATAGTAGTGATAGTGATAATAGTAATGATAATAATAGTAATGATAATAATAGTAATAGTAATAATAGTAGTGATAATAATAGTAGTAGTGATAATAATAGTAGTGATAATAATAGTAGTGATAGTGATAATAGTAGTGATAATAATAATAGTGATAGTGATAATAGTAGTGATAGTAATAATAGTGATAATAATAGTAATAGTAATAATAGTGATAATAATAGTAATAGTAATAATAGTGATAATAATAGTAATAATAGTAGTGATAATAATAGTAGTAATAACAATGATGTAAATATTAACAATAAATTTTATGATGATACTGATTCATCTAAACAATTATCAGACAATGATTATAATAATACTATTAGTGATCATACGGATGAAAATAATTATGATAATACGGATAGTATTCATACAGATAATAAAGAAGAAAATAAATTTACTATTAGTGAAAATGATGATAAAAATAAAAATAATGAAAAAAAAAGTGTTAAATTTGAAAAAGTAAATAAAAAAATTGTTTATAAATGTGATAAATGTGATAAAAAATATAAATTTGTAAAATCATTAAATAAACATAAAGATAAATGTAAAAAATAATTAATTATATTATTTTTAAAAAATTAAAAAAGAATTTATAGACATCCACGATTTGATGAATAAATATCAGGATTAATGGATGAATTTTGCCAAGGAGAAACAACTGTCTTAGGATTGGGAATATCTCCTCTAATATCTCTTGAAGAATTTTTTGAATTACCCATAGTTGATGATACAGGAATTGACCTTTGAACAGGAATTAAATTAGGTTCATCAACTGTTACAGGATTTTCAAGAATTTGGAAACCTTTTTCCAATGAAGAATCAGTTTTATTACTATCTGGTAAATAATTATTTGAATTAAACATATTCATTAATTTTTCTTGTTGTGATTTTGATTTATGACTAAAATCACCTAAATTTGCTGGACCAAAATCTCCGGTCGAACCTGGATTAGGTCCAAAGTTTGAATTATCACTGAATTCACTGTTTTGAAAAACTAAAGCTTGATCAAACATACCATTCAACTTATCTTGTGATGGTTTGCTCATTCCATCACCATTAAAATCCATTCTATAATTTGAATCAGCATAACTTACCTTTCTATAATTTTTAGCATGATCCACACTATCTGTTTTACCTCTAAATAATTTAGCTCTTGCTGAATTATCAGGAATATCATTTCCTGTATTAACTTCTCTAATTAATGATTGAAGAGATGTTTGATCCACACCAGCAAGGTCATCTCTATCTCTATTAACATCATTTAATAAAGGATTTGCAAAAGTATTATTTTCAACACTTGTTTGGTCGTTAATAACACCCGCTAAATCTTCTTCATAAGTATTAATAGGTGTTCCTAGTCTCATATCATCATCTTCATTCATTTCATCAAACATCATTTGTTTATTACTTTTATTTTCACTAACTTCAAAATTATCTACAGTATATCCAGGAAAATAAAATAAAACTATAATAATTATTAATAAAACCACTAAACCGCTATTATTCATTTGATTTATATATTATGTTTATAAAATTTTATAGAAAAAAAATATATAAATTATAATATTATATGCATAGTATAACTACATTATCCTTAAATACCATTTCTGAAGGAAATGATAATCAACAACCCGATATGTTAGAAGAATTTAATAAACATTCCAGTGAAATTTTACATATTAAATCAGATTTTAAACAAAAAGACCACAATGGTAATACCCTCTTACATAATTTTGTTAGATGTTCTTTAAAAGATGATAAATGTAAAGAATTATTAAAAGAACTTTTACTTAATTATGATTATAAAGATGAAATTAAAAATGGAATTAATATTCAAGATAATAAAGGTAAAACAGCTTTATTTTTAGCAGTTGAAGGCGGTGAAGATAGAATTGCAGAACTTTTGGAATTTCATTATAATGCTGAAAAATCTATTCCAACTAATAGTGGCGCTGTTATTGAAACAGAACAACAACCTGATGAAACAGAACATGTAAAACAAGAAATTAATAAAAATGATGAAGTTCCTCAAACACTACAATCTATTTTTAATAAAAATACTATTGATGAGCATATTTCATTAACTCCTTCTATTTTTAATAAAATGGATGATTTATTTAATAAAAATGGTGGTGATAATGAATTTAATTCGTTGAGTGATCTAATTAATAATATTCAATCTGGTGGAAAAAGTTATTCATCAAAAAATTATGTTAAAGGTAACAGAGCTTTAAATTTAAATACATTAAGTGAAAATGATAGTGTTTTATCTGATAGTAATAATACTATTGGTGGAGATTTGGCTGAGCTTATGGAAAGTAGAAGCGATTTAGAACATAAGAAATTTGAAAATAAATTACATTCTATGCTTGAAATGAATGAAATTGTTATTAATGATAGAACAATTGAAGATAGTGAACAAAACATGCGTGTCATTAAACGCTTCCTTTATAAAAAAGTTAAAGATGAAAATCCATCACTTAACTCAAGAGAAAAAATGATTATTCTTAATAAAATGGAAGATGAAGAAATTAAAGAAATTTTAAGTTCAATCTCCTCTTTTGATGATTTAATTTCATTAGATGTAAGTCTTAATGAAGAACATTCTAAAAAACAAAATAAAAAAAAACCAGAAAATACAGTTATGGAATCTGAAAGTTTAAATAGTTTAGAAGTTACTGAATTAAAACCAAAAAAGAAAGAAACTAAAAAAAAAGATACTAAAAAGAAAGAAACTAAAAAAAAAGATACTAAAAAGAAAGAAACTAAAAAATCCAAAGAAACTAAGAAAAAAACAAAAAAATAAATTATAAATAATATTTAATGTCATTAACTAAAAAAATTTTAGAAAAACTTCAAAATGAAATTTCTAAAGAAGATTTAAATACTTTATTATTTTCACCTATTTATAATTGTATTTATCCTTATTATTATATGATAATAGTATTATTTGTTTTAATATTACTATTATTAATATTAATTTTATTTATTTTAATATTTAAAAAGTAATCTTTTTTTTATTTTAAATTATAATTAAAAAAATTATCATTTAATTATTATAAAATGTCAGGTGGTTCTATTGTTTTAGTATCTTATGGAGAAGAAAATATGTTTTTAAGTTATCAACCACAGATTTCATATTTTAAAATTATATACAGACGTTATACTAATTTTTCAATTGAAACTATTTTAACCGATTTTCTTAATGTTCCTAATTTTAATAATGTTTATTCTGCTTCAATACCAAAATATGCTGATTTAATGCATAAATCCTGGCTTGTTATTGAATTACCTGAAATACCCGTTTTATTAAATTTTAATGGAGAACCTAATAATAAATTAAAAACTGCTTGGGCGAGAAATATTGGTTATGTTTTAGTTAAATCAATTGAAATTGTTATTGGTAATAGTATCATACAAAAAACCTGGGGAGAATACCTACAAGCATTAGACGAATTTAATTTTAATAATTATAATTCACCACTCAATCAATACATAGGTAATGTTCCACAATTATATAAATTTCAACCCGCAAATACAATCAGAGAAAAATATATTTTATATATTCCATTAAATTTTTGGTTTTGTAATTCTGCTTCACAAGCTTTACCACTTATCTCACTTGATTATGATGATGTTATATTTAACGTCCAATTTAATTCCATCGATCAATGCCTTAATGTTTCACCTACTAATTATATTCAAATACAACAATTTTATGGCTCACCAATATTTAATGAACCATTAGTTCAATTCTCTAATCAAGGTGTTACTTGGGCTACTTTTGACACTTTAGACACAATTAATACCGAAAATAATCCAAATTTCTTTGTATCAAATTCAAATCTATATTACAGAAAAATTTCTAATCAATCATTTACAACCACCGATTTATCCTATTATGACAAATTTAATATCACCGATGTTTTAAATGATTTTTTTAATCTTAATAAACCAACCAACTATTTTATTTATGGATTATGGAGTAAAAGCATTTTTATACCTATCAGTAATGAAACTTTAACATCTAATAATTTAGAAAAAACATATATTTATAAACCATTCCAAAATACACTTAGATTAGGTAGAACATACCTATTAATTGATTACATATTTTTAGATAAACAAGAAAGAGTTAATTTTTTTAATAATAAACACGAATATATTATAGAACAAGTTTATTATACAGGTGAAAAAATAACTAATAATTTAACTGATAAAATTAATTTAGAATTAATTAACCCTTGTTCCTACTATATTTTTATGGCTCAATTATCCTATATGAGTAATCAAAATGTTAATGACCACTTTAATTATACCAATACTTTTATTAGAGATAGAGTTTCACAAGAAACTATTGGATTACCTTTAATTAAAACAAATTCATTACTTTTAAACTCTCAAACTATCACTGGAGAACGAAATATGGACTTTTATAACCTAATTATACCATTCCTTAAATTTCCTAAATGTTATTACCCAAATGGTATGGGTGTTTATAGTTTCTCTCTATACCCTTTTAATATTCAACAATCAGGAACATGCAATTTATCCACATTCTCAAATATAAGTTTTCTAAATAGATATAAAATTACCGACCTTAATAACAATAATTATATTTTCAAATCATATTTTGTCACCACAAATATACTTAAAATTATCCACGGTGTTGGAGCAACCGTTTTTTATTCAAATTATTAAATAATTAAAATTATTATTATTTAATAAATATCAAAAAAAATTTATTTAAGGCTTTTTGCAAGTCTCAGTAAGAATTTTAGTTAAGCATCCAAGGAGATGAGTTTCACTCTTAGCAACTTCATCAGAAGCATCTTTAAAGGCATCTAAAACAGTAATTGGTTGTTTATCAGGTAAAGAACCATTATTTTGACTTTTCAAAGCATTAGCCAATCTGAAAGCATCTTGGAATAATTTACATTCTTTTTTTCTATAATCTTCCAAATCATTTTTTAATTCTTTGACAACATCAACAGAAACTTCATTATGATGACCAAGTCTTTGAACCACACTCTTAAATAGAGTAGCATATTGATCTGATTGTCTAACACTTAAATTTTTTCCTTCTGTTCCAGATTCACAATCTTTAAAATCAACTTCTAATTGAGCACCACCATCCATACTTCCACCCATAAAACCTCTGGCTAAAAGAGGTCCAAGAGAACCAAGTTCAACTTGAGTAATTCTTGGTTGAGAAGCCATTCTTCTTAAATGAGACATAGCATTCACTGTGCTTGCAGAAGAACCGTGTTCTCTGGGGGTCCAAGCCTTGATATTTCTTTTTGTTGCATTTTCGGTAAATTTATCACCACATTCAGTAAGATTGCTTGGAGTTAAAGAAGAAGAGGAAGAGGAAGAGGAGGAAGAGGAAGAAGAATATGTTGCGGGTTCTCCTCTCCATCTTTTAGTAAGGTAGTCAGTATGAGGAAGAGCAGTGAAAAGAACAGGAACACCTGAAGAATTCTTTAGAAGATTAAGTCTAACTTTTTTACCTGAAGAATTAGCTCCACCTGTAGTTCCAAATAATCCAGTGAGGTCTCCTTCTTCTAAAGCGTCTTCATATCTTGGAGGAGCGGATCTTTCACCAGGTAAATCTTCAAATATGATTTTATCTAAAGTTAATTCTTTTCCATCTTCATCAATAAAATTAAAATTATCTTTTAAAATTTTGGCATTTACCAAATCTAAAGGATAAAGTTTTTTAACCATTGAATTTAAATTATTTAACCATTTATAATCTTGATTAAATTTTTGGGCACACCATAAATCAATATCTTCTCTTGTTTGAAAGCTTTTTTCCTTAATTTCTCTTTTTAAATCATTATTAATACATTCAATATTATCAATATCAGTATTTTTAATGATAGTACCATCTGAAGGTAATAAATTTTTCAAAGCACTTTTTAATGTTTCTCTTCCACAAGGATCAAATTCATTAATATTATTAATTAATGCTATTAAATCATTTTCAGAAATATAACCAGTTCCATTTTTTAAGTGATTATAAATGCTGTCTTCCATTATAAACTTTAATTGATTTGCACCAGACATTATTATCTTTATAATTAATTATTATAAAAAAATATTTATAGAAAATAAATAATTATTATAAATTTATAACAAATTAAATAATTTTTCTAAATAGTGTATAATTTCTAATTTTTTATTTTTGTATTTTTCAAAATTTAAATTATCTATATTATTTTCTATATAATTACCACCATATTTAACAATATTATTATTTATAGAATTATTTAATTCATTTTCAATATTTTTAAAATCATCACTAACTATTTTTAATTCATTATATAATTTATTTGTATTATAACCTTTTTGTTTTAACTTATTAACTGTATTTAATAATAATTCATTTATATTATCATTATATTTAATTGTATTCAAAGATTGTTTATAGTCATTATTATCACCACCAGCTAATGATAAAGCACTCATAATTAAATCTGTTGCTCCTTCTGCTTTTAAACCTCTTTCAACATATAATGGAATATTTGTAGATGAAACTTTTGGTGTAGCATTTGCTTGTTTTTTTAATTCATCTATAACATCTATTGATGAAATTTTTTTTTGAATTTTATTTCTTTTCTCATACATTTTAAGAGGTTTTTTTATATTTTCTAATTCAGTTGTTTTATATTTAGGATTATTAGACATTTAATAAATATAATTATTATTTTTTTATAAATTTATATTATATTATGGAAAATTTTAAAGTTTTATTATTGATTTTAATTTTAGTTGCTTTGTATTTAAATAATCAAGAGAAAAAAAACAAAAAAGAAAGATATAAAAAATTAGAAGATGAAATAATTATAATGATATTTGTTGCTGATTGGTGTCCTGCTTGTAAGGATTATAAAGAAAATGAACACAATAAAATTAAAGATGAATTATTAAAAGAAAATAAAAATATTAAATTTAAATTTATTGAAAATAATGAAGAAAATGATGAATTATTTCAAGAAAATAAAATTAAATATTTACCAAGTGTAATTGTTGATAAAAATGGTAAAAAAGAAAAATTAGATAAAATGATTACAACAAAGAATATTAAAGAATTGTTTTGAAAAAAATTATTATTACATTAAATATTTTTAAATAATAATTATCCAGAAATTAAATAATATCTAATACACGAAAATGTTAATATAAATATATTACAAAATATAAAATATAAATATATATTAAACATTAAATTTATTGTATTATATAAAATATTTTGTTCATTATTTTTAAATAATAAATATACACTTATTAAAAATATAAATGTAAATTTTGCTTGTTTAATATAATAATTAGTAGCTGAAATAGATATTTTAATAATATAATTAATTAATTGTTTATTATTATATTTTAATAATAATTTTTTTGGATATACAGTATAATAATTTATTATTTCAAGAGGAGAACCTCTACAACAATTTAACATGTCTTCTGTTAAAATAATATTTTCATTCATTATTATATATATATATATATATACATTACCATAAATAAAACTTTATATTGTTTTGAAAAACATAATTAAAAAATAATTTTAAATATCTATTTATACAATGAGTGAATTTTTTGTGGATAATTCCAATGTATTTGAAGATTATTATGAAATTTTAAATGTTGAAAGTGATGCAACAATTGAAGAAATTAGTAAAAATTATAGAAATATGGCAAGAAAACATCATCCAGACCACGGTGGTAATATTGAAATGTTTGAATTACTATCAAGGGCTTATGAATGTTTATCAGATGATAATTTAAGAAAACGTTATGATTTAGAATATTTAAATAATAAAAATGAAGATAATAAAAACGAACATATGTTAGACTATTTTAAAAGTGGTTTTGATAGATTTAAAATGGAAAATACAAAACCATTAAATGAAGATGAGATTAATAAATTATATGATAATGTTTTTGATAAACAAGAAAAAGATGAAGTTTTAAATGATGATAATATGAAAAATAAAATAAAGGATATTGAAGCAGAAAGAAATATGTATGATATTGAAGATACTGATGATTATTTTAGTAATATGGTAAAAGAAAATGAAAATATTACAGTAAATGATATTTTTGAATTTATGAAAAGTAGAAGTAATGAAACACAATTAACTGAAAGACCTATGATGACATATGATTTAATGGATAATAATAATTTAGGATATAGTTTATTTGATAATAATACTTCATCTGTTGCAGATAGTGGTTTTGCTTCATTTAATAATTTTGGAGATATGAATGTATCAAATGTAAAAAAAGATTTTAATGTGGATAGTTTTAATTCATGGAAAAATGAAAAAAAGAATGATAAAAAATTAACAAAAGATGATTTTGATAATCTATTAAAAGAAAGGAAATTTGAAACATTAAAAATTAATAGTGAAGTTAAAGATAATTTCAAAGATTATAAAAAGACAAAAGAAATTAAAAATTTTATGAAAATTGAGAATGAAATTAATGTTGATGATTTAAATATTGTTGATGATGTTTTAGATAATTAAATTAAGATGAAAATTGTTTATATGCTATACCCATAATTATTAATATAACTAATACAACAACAGAACCAATAATAATTTGAGTTGAACTAATACCTAAACCATCAGTAATACCACCTAAAGCTCCTCCCCATACATTTCCCATACTATCTCCTAATAATTTTGTTCCACCTTGAGTTGCTTTTCCTCCAAGTTTAGCAGCTCCTTTACCTGTTTTAATAGCTCCTTCACCAATTTTTTTAAGTTTAATTTTTTTAATTTTAGGCTTTTTTAATTTTATAAAATTTTCTGTATTATTAATATTTGAATAAATCATTTATATATTTATATTATAAATTTATTTATTGAGTGATTATATCCTTGATTATATAATTCTAATTTTTTTTTATTATTAATATTTATATTATTTATATTAGCAACCAATAATTCAATAGTTATTTTATTATATTTTTTTTTATTATTATTAATAGATTTTAATAAACATTTCATCAATTGATATAAATAATCTTGATGTGAATTAAATTTTTCTATAATAATATTTTCACTTTTTAATTTAATTCCAATTAAATTATCTAAATCATTATCAAAATAATTAATAGGATAATTATTAAGTGTTCCACCATCAACCCATATTTTATTATTAAAATTAACTGGTTTAAATACAAGGGGAATTGATATAGATATTTCAATTGCTTTAATTACTTCCATATCGGGATTATTTTCTTTATCAAAAAAATGTAATGAATTATCATTTAAACACACGCCTGTTATTGCTATGGATTTATTAAATTTTTCAAATAATTCTTTAAAAGTAATTTTTAAAGATATTTTTTTATTTTTTGTCATTTTTTTTATTGTAAATAAAATTGGTTTTGTTGAATATAAACCAATATGTGGATTATCAATTATATCATCAAAAGAATATAATAATAAACTTTCAAAATCTATTTCCATAAGAATATAAAATATTTCATTTGGTTTATATCCAATCAATAATAAAAAACATATAATTGAACCTACTGAAGTTCCACAATATTTATTAATATTATCTAAAAGATTATTTTCATATAATTTATGTAAATATCCTAATATAGTTAATCCTTTTACTCCACCACCTGAAATAACTAATTTATTTTTAATATTTTTTTCACTCATTAAATAATAAAATAAAATATTTTTTATATTAATTTAGTATAATGAGTTATTTAGATAATAATTTTGATGATGAAAATTTAAACCCAAAAGAATTAATGAAACAGATAAAAACAGAAATCAATACAGATAAATCTAAATTAAATGAATTTAGAAATTCTATATATTTAGATTGTATGAAAAAAATTAAAAATGCTTTAAATATAGGTGAAACCGATATTTTTTATAAAGTCCCATCTGAAAATAATGTATATAAACATTATAACTCTAATGAATGTTTATATTATATACAAAAAAAATTAAGAAAAAATAATTTTCAAACCTTTATTGACCTAAAAGAAAATATGATTTTTATAACCTGGAAATACCTAAAAGAAAATTAATTCTTTATTTTTAATACTATGTCTATTACAAGCAATATAATCACTACAAATAAACAAACATATAAAAATGTATTATCACTATATCCCTTTATTTGATTATTATTTATTTTTGTATTATTTTCAGCTAATAATGACAAAATCTTATTAATATTATCATTTAACTTTTTTCTTTCATCAATATTCTCTAAATATTTAGACATTGATGTTTCTAACATCAAATTTTGATATTTTAAATTTTTCTCATCTTGTATCATTTTTTTATATTCATCATTTTTATTTATAATTATTTTTTTCTCAGGAATAGAATAATTCTCAATAACCTTTTCAGGCTTTATAACTTTCTCACTTTTTTTCAAAATACTATTTGATGAATTCAATGATGAATTATCATTAATATTATTTTTAGTAATTTCATTCTGACAAGTAGAACAATGCTTAATATGTTTCATAGCATTTGTATATTTATTTTTTGATGTAATATTTGGATTTAAATATATTAATACACAATCTTTATGAGTTAAACATTTTAGTTTTTTATTATCAGTAAGATTTGTTCCTTCATTATTTTTTAAAACATCATTTACAATTTCTGAAGTATTCTCAATTTCAGAATAATTTTTATCATAAAAATTTTCTTCAGTATTATTATCAAAATTATAAAAATTCATTTATATAATGATATATATAATATTTTATTATAAAATATATATGGTTATAATTAAATAATAAATTAAATAAATTGTGTTTATAAATTATTATAAGTTTATTTTAATAATTATATATTATTTATGAGTGATAATTCATCAAATTCTTCTAATGATAATAATACTGATTTTAAAACAGATTATATGGTAGATATAATTGCTAATTCAGATAAATTAAAACCTGAAGAAAGTAGGATTAAATTTGATAAAAATAAAGATCATAATGTAATACATCAAATACAGGATAGTGTTGTAGAAACAGATGATGATTATTTTGATGAAAAAAGTAATAATAATAATTTTATTAATAACAATACTTTTAAAGAAAAACCAACTAATCAAACTAATAATTATTCAAAAAATAATTATAGTAGAGGTAGAAGTAAAATAAGTGAATATGAAGATGAATTTGAAAAATCAGATAGATATAAAAGTGAAGAATTTTGTGATGATGATGAATATGATGA